CTCGGTATTCGACGGTTACGCGTTGGTATTGCTCTAGTCCGGCTGCGGCTGCGGGGTAGGTGGCGGCGTTGAAGGTGAGCCGGGAGGGCAGCAGCGCCAACGTTTTGAACTTGTCCACCAGCGCCTTCGTGCGGCGTGCCAGGGTTCCACCAACGTCATAGACGCTCAGGTCCACGGAGTCGGAGCGGCTGCCCCACATAGCGACGCTGGTGGGGTCGTGGTAGGTGTGTCGAACCTCGTCCGGGATCGGCTTGTTGGTGGCGGTCAGGGTGTTGACCAAGTTCTTGGAGTCGTAGGCCATCGCTAAATCGGTGTACTTCACGCCCGAGCCTGCGGGGTCGTCAGTGAAGGTCCAGGCCGCATCGTCCGGGGGCTCTTGCGCGAACTGGATGACGCCTTCCCGGTCGCACCACCACGTAGCACCGATGCTGTTACACGCCAAATCGAAATGCCCCGCCAGCGAGGATTCGTACTCGGTATCGCACAGCAGCGTGAAGGTGTCGTCCGAGGCGATGGTGAAGCTCGTGGTTTTGGTTGTGCCGTAGGGCTGGCCTTGGTGGGTGGCGCGGATGGTGACGGTTGCGGTGTAGCTGCCGTTGACCAGTTCGCCCGAGGTGACCGCGCCGGGGTATGCGCCGCTGCCCGATGCGCTCCAGGTCTGCGGGCCGGTGATCGCTAGGGACCAGTCGCGGGCTGGGAGTCCGGAGAGGTTGACGCCGGTGACAGTGACGGTGGCGTACCGGGTGATCCCCGCCGAAGCTGCCAGGGTGAACGCTGGCGGGTTGCGGTAGTCCACCGTGAAGCTCGCGGTCTTGGTTGTGCCGTACGCTGCGCCACCGTTGGTGGCGTTGATGGTCAGCGAGACGCTGTACGTGCCGTTGGCGAGATCCGGGGTTGTGACAGTGGCATATGCGCCGGAGCCCGAGGTTGACCAGTTGGTTGGCCCAGTGATCGCCAGTGACCAATCGCGGGCAGGCAGCCCGTCCAGGTCAATCGACGTAGCCGTGACGGTCGCCTTCTTCGTGATGCCCGCGTTCGCTGCGAGGTTGAAGCTTGGGCGGTTGCGGTAATCGACAACGAAGCTCGTGGTTTTGGTGGTGCTCCAGGCGGCTCCGAAGTGGGTAGCCGAGATCGTCACACTGACGGAGTAGCTGCCGTTGGCGAGATCCGGGGTCTGCACACCACCGCCAGGCCACGCGCCGTTCCCGCTGGCACTCCAGGGCGTCGGCCCGGTGACGTTGACGCTCCAGCTTCGGGCGGGTAGTCCGTCCAGGTTGATGCTGGTGGCGCTGATCGTGGCCTTCTTGGTGATCCCGGCGCTGGCGCTCACGTTGAAGGTCGGCTTCGGGCGGTTGATGACGAAGGAGCCCGTGCGGGTGGTGGTGAGCGCGGTGTCCGTCCGGACCGTCGAACGGATGGTCAGCGACACTGAGTAGGTGCCGTTGGGCAGGTCGGGTGTGGCGGTAGGGGTGTACGCGCCGGTTCCGCTGGTGGACCAGTTGGTTGGCCCAGTGATGGACAGTGCCCAGCTACGCGCGGGCAAACCGTCCAGATTGAGGCTGGCTGCCGAGACTGTGGCCTTGCTGGCGCTGACCGAGGCGCTCACGGTGAAGCTGGGCGCAACGCGGTAGTCATACTCCAGCCAGAGTTTCGCCACGTCGAACGGCAGCGAGTATTCCTCGTAGCGGTTGCCGACCGGGCCGAAGATGTAGGTCGGGGCTCCGGTGAGGTAGTGCTCGATGGTCTTCCAGGCCCAGTCCCGTTGCGCCCATGTGCCGGTGGCTGCGAACACGCCTTCATCGGCTACATAGCTCGCGCCGTCCCAGTAGATGCCCGCCCAGGCGGCTGCGGCTGTACCCCCGCTGTGGGTGCGGATGCGACCGCACAGGCGGACCCGGTGCAGTTCGTGATTGGCCGGTTTGGTGTGGCTGGCGAAGCTGCCGGAAAGCTGGTGCGACAGGTAGCTGATCGAGTTCGTATGACGCCAGTAGGTGGCGTCGCTGGCATCGCCCAGCACAGGCGCTGTGCCGGTCACGGCCCAGTTCTGTGTACCGACTTCACTGGTCGGGCTGGTGGTAACGATGGTCGCCATTGGTCAGCCTTCCGAGGGTGGGTTCGTGGGCGTGTTGGCCCTGCGGCATAGGCGCTGGATGCGCGCCGCCCAGGTCTCGTAACCCTCACCGCTGGTTGCTCCGTAGGCGCGGGTTTGCTCCAAGCTCTGGATACCGTCCACGGCGGTTAGCGTCGTCCAGGTGTGGGCGGCGTCCTTGGAGCTCTCCATCGCCAGGTCGAGCACCCGCCCGGTAAAGAGAGCCTGCCCGCCGATGGTGCGCAGTCGGATACGCCGCGACGGTTGCAGGGTGGCGTTCGTGGTGGGGTCGAACGCATCCACCAGCACAGCGGTAAGGGTTCCTACGTCGAGCGTCGCCACGACACCCGAGCGGGCACCGCCGCGCACTACGTCAATCTCGCGGGTCGCGGGGGTGAGGTTTACCCACGTCGAGACCGCACCAGGAGAGGTCAGCGGGTCGCCTACCTTGTTGATGCCGACCGTGAAGGTACCGCTAGCGGGCGGCACTTCGACTTCTAGCACAACGGCTTCAATCGACTTCATTAGCGCCGTCCTCCTGACCGCTCGAAGTCAGTGATTGCCTTCACCACAGCCCGGCCTACCTCCGCGTTCGGGGCTACGGCTTGGATGTGGATCTCGTAGACCCTGCCCCCCGCTTGTGCGGTCTGCGGTGCGGCCATGGCCAGGTGCGGATTGAAGTCCGCTTCCATCCCGGCTGAGAAGCGCGCCAGGGCGCGAGTAACGCTGGAGTCACGGTCGAAAGCCTCCGCGATGCCTTCGGGCAGCCAGCGCCCGATCTTGTCGCGCATCCGCTTCGACGGGGAGTTGATGCCGAAGAAGTCTTTGAACCACCGTTCGACCGAGCCGACGAAGCCGGAGATTTTGTTCTTGATCCAGGAAACCTTGTCGTTGATGCCGGACCAGAGGCCTTCGATGACGCGCCGGCCGGTGCTCACCAGCCAACCGCCCGGATCCTTCAGAAACCCCTTCACCTTGGACTCGACGCTCCTGAAGAAGTCCGCCACGCCCCCACCGAAGATCGCCTTCACACCACCCAACAGACCGTCGATGATGTACTGACCGATCTTCACCAGCCAGCCGCCAGGGTCCTTGATGAAGGCGCTCAGCGCGGTCTTCAGGTTGCGGAACCAGTTGGCCACATCCTTGCCGAAGATCGCTTCGATGCCGTCGAGCAAACCCTCCAGGATGTTCTCACCGGCCCTGGAGAGCCACTGGACGGCACCAGAGAAGAAGCCCTTGATCTTGTTTGGGAGTCCGCTGAACCAGTCGGAGACAGCCGTCCAGGCCTTCTTGACGTTCTCGGCGGCGCTCCGGAAGAAGCCGACGATGGTGTCCCACACGCCCTTGATCCAGGTGGTGAACTTCTGCCAGATATCAGTAAGAGCCTTCGTGAAGTTCTGCCAGAGCCTTTTCCCGGTCTCGGTCTGGGTGAAGAAGTAGATCAACCCGGCGATCAGCGCCACGATGGCGGTGGCGATCAGCACAAACGGGTTTACCAGCATGACGACGTTAAGCGCGGCCATACCGACCGCCAGGGCAGCCGCAGCAGCGACCAGGACGCCGATGCCTACCGCGACCGAGCGCACCAGGTCGGGGTTCTCTTCCGCCCAGGAGTTGAACGCCTCGATGGCGGGTGAGACGTGCTCGGTGATGAAGCTGGAGAATCCCTCGATGGCGGGCTGGAGGTTCTGCACCACCGTCACGCCGATGTTCTCAAACAGCTTGTTCAGCTTGTCCATCGCACCCGAGAGGGTGCCTGCGGCGTCGGCCTGCGCGCCACCGGCGTTCTTGAACGACTGCTCCTGTAGGAACAACAGACGCGCTTGCTCCTCGGTGACGCCCTTCTCCTTCATCAGGACTTTGAGCCGGGACTTGATCTGGTCGTCATCCATGCCCAGGAGCTTCCCCAGGGCCTTGTTCTTGCCCAGCAGGAAGGTACTCATGGCCGCGCTGGCCTGCTCGGCGGAAGAGTCGTAGTTGGCCGCGATGTCGGCGGCACCTTGGGCCAGGGCAGCCGAGGTCTTGGATGCCTCCTCCTGGCTCTGGCCGAGGGTGTTCTGCATCACCTTGCCGAACTCTGCGATCATGGTGGCCGACTCAGCGAACCCCGCGCCCACGATGGTCTTGGCAGCCTTGGCGGCACCGTCCGCCGCGTCCCCGAACTGGTCATTGATCGCATCCAGGGAGTCGCCCACATCGGTGGCGAACTCGAACGCCGCGACCCCCAGATCCTTCAGCTTGTCGAAGATGATCGACGCGCCCACGGCACCGGCGATCTTGGAGAAGGTGCCGGTGACCTTCTCTTGGGTCTCGCTCATCTTCTGGGTGAAGTCGCGGATATCCCCGAGTACCGACACGGTGACAGCACTTCCGGCCATTGGGGCTATCCCTTCTGTGCGTTCCAGGCGGTGACGATGGCGTCTCGTTCAGCCAGCGTCAGCGCGTAATACTCGGCGGGGGTGTAGTGAAGGTTGATGGCGAACATGGCCATGTCGGCCAGCCGTTCGTCATTCACTTTTGGGTTCGTCGTCACCACTGGACAGGATGGTGTGAAGTTCGTCCAGGGTGAGGTTCTCGATGTCGGACACCTTGACCTTGGGGTCGTCACGCTTGCGCATCACGTAGGCAACGCCGATCATCACCCGAGCCTTGGGCTTCGCCGGGTCCGCGATATCAGTGATCGACTGGCCGGAAATCTCCTCGACCCTCGCCGCTTCACCGATGGTGAGCCGTGAAATGTCAATCATCGTGTCCTCACTTCAGGTTGTTCTTCCTCAAAACCTTGTCCACGCCGTCCTCGAACATTTCGATGATCTGGTCATGGTTGTCATCCACGGCATCCGACAAGAAGAGCGACCCCGCGATGTTCCGGCGCGGCCATCCCCAGTGGATCGGTCCGGCGTACGGAATCCGAGCGCCACCCGCCTTCACCACCGCCTTGCCCTTGGCCCTGTTGCCCTTGACGGACGCGGCCAGGGCACCCGTCACAACCGGCGCTCTTCCCCGCCCGGTGTCCGCGACCAACTTGGCGATAGATGCGTTTAGGTCCTTCATGTCCTCGGCGTCGGCACCGGCCTTGGAGAGGCTGCGGTTGAGTTCCCGCAACCCCTCCACCCGGATGCCGTTGTCCGAGGACATGGCCTAGTCCTCGATCACCCTGGCGGGCTTGGCCTTGTAGACCCAGGAGACGTCCATCGTGAACCGCGCCGACGTGCTGGCGTTGGCGTCGCCGCCCAGGAGCACACCATCCGGTTCGGTGATGGTCAGCGTCCCCTCGAACTGCGGGTTCGTCACGGATGGGGAAGCACCGCCGTACGGGTTGATCACCACATCGGCGTCCTCCCCGGCGTGGTCCCAGATCAGGTTCCAGATGCTGTCCGGATCAGCCGGGTCTTGGGTCGCCTTGAACTTCAGCGTGTACTGCCGGGCACCACCAGCTGCGGCGTCCGCGAAGGTGACGAAGTCCGAGCTTAAAGGGGCTGTCTCGATGGTCACGCTGGAGACATCGGCGGTGTATTCCTCACCCTCGATCTCGATCCGGAGAGTCCGGGTGCCGAGTGGAGTACTGGACATGGTGTTTCCTTCCTAGGCAGCAATCGCGCCCGAGATGATGACCCCGTTCACCGAGCTGGCACCGAGGACGAGTTCTGATGGGGTGGCGGTGGTCACGACCATCACCGTGTTGAGCGCATCCAGGAGGACACCAAGGTGGGCGTCCAGCCACTTCTCGGCATCCACCGGGGAGGCGGGGAGCGCCAGCCACACCTCCCAGGTCTGCATGAAGCCGAAGCCGGAGTCATCCCGGCTTCGCTGGGCCATCCGGATGAACCCGTCGCCGGGCTTCAACGACGACCTGTAGTAGACAGCGACGTTGGTCACGTTGGGGAGGCTTGCCGCCTCCGCGAGAGCGTCCCTGGTACTCATCGGATCGGTCGCTTCCGGAACGGTCCTTCGAGCCTGCGGACCTCGGGATCGTTGGACGAGATATACGACATGCCGCCATCGAGACCCGCCTGGTACCCCAGCGGAGCGCTCTTCATCTGGAGTGCCCGAGCAACCCGACGGCATAGCGCGGTGGCGAGGTCCGCAGGGTAGGGGTCCTCGGCTCCACCGGGCACCCGGCAGACACGGGACTGAGCCACGGCCTCGGAGTCGAGAGACGCCTGAATCTCATCATCGGTGAAGGAATGACCAGCGCCAAGGTACGCCTTCACGCCATCAACGTCAGGTGCAATAGGCATTGGTCTCTCCTTCCTCGGTTCAGTGGCGGGCACCGGTGGAGCTGGGATGTGTTCGCCAGCCCCACCGGGCGTCGGGTTACGCCTGGAGCGTGATCTTGCGAATCTTGTTGGTGTCGAGCATGGCGCTGGCGACGTAGCCGAAGATGCCGACCACGTAGCCGTTGGCGACGGTCTCCGGGAGCGCGATCTGGGTGGCACCGGAGTGCCACACGCCACCGAACGCCTTGTCGAAGACGTAGGCCTTGTCCGCCGTGGTCCCCAGGGACTTGGCCGGAGTGAGGTTGAAGCCGCCGATCTCCAGGGAGCGGTAGCGGGCACCGAGGGAACCGTTCGCGTTGGTCGGGTTCTTGATCGGGTACATCGGACGACCGTCGGCGTCGCGGACGTTGACGATGGGGGTCCAGATGTCCTGAGGAACGAGGAGGGACTGGAAGTTCTCCCCACCGTCCACGAACAGCAGCGCAGCCAGGTTCTGCTCGAACAGCTTGGCGATGGTGCCGGGCGTGGTGGCCTCGTCCGAGGAGTCGAGCACGGTACCCAGCTCGGTCAGCGTCAGACCGTTGATGAACGCAGCGGCCTTGGCCTCCAGGTTCTTCAGGTACTCGCGCTGGAACTGGGTCCACAGCAGAGCCGACACCTTCGGGTTGCCGCCCGCGTCCACGACCTCGCGGGTCAGCGCACCCTTGCCGCTCACAGCGGCCGGGGTCACGGTCTGGCTCGTGGTGGTGAAGGTCGCGTCGTTGGTCGGCTCGGTGCCCTCGGTGTGGTCCGCGATGTAGTTGGTCGCGGTGTTGAACTTCGGCACGATGAACGGCGTGCTGTCGCTCAGGCCACCGATGCGCAGAGCGTCCAGCACCGGAGTGCCCGCCTGGATCTGATCGACGTACAGGTCGGTGCGAACCTGGTGCGGGTTGATCTCGTCCACGTCACCGGTGGCGACACCGGCGAAGTTGACCGCACCGAGGAACTTCTGGACCCGGCCCTTGGCCTCACCATCGAACTGGAACAGTCCGGCGATCAGATCGCTGGAGAAGTCGTGTTCGTGGGCCTGCCCGTCGAAGACGTAGGGCAGCGGCTCGGTGACCTTGGTCTGGGTGAAGGTCTGCGGGTTCGGCTCACGCGGGGGAATCTCCGCCTGGTTGGCGTCGAACTTGGCGGTCAGCGCGTCCACGGACGCCTGGAGGGTGGCGAGGTCCACGGTCGGAGCCTCGGTCTTGTTCTCGTCGGCCACGACCGACTCCTTTCCATTGGGGACTGCGGACGCAGTCACAGATGTAACTCGGGCGTCATCGAACGCCGGGGCGGGGGTGAGTGCGACGTGCTGGATCGGAGCCTTCCGTCCGCGCTGCACGCCGCTCCGGTTCTCGAAGATCGCGTCACCGGCCAGGCCCATGCTCAGGCCGTCGTAGGTGTGATCCTCGGCAGCCGACAGGGCCTCGTCGCCCTTGGGACCGCGAGCGATCTTGAACGCGCCGACGATGCCCTCAGGGGTCTTGGACAGCTCGGTCGCGTAGCCGGTCGGGCTGGCCAGATCGTGACCCGGATAGGTCAGCTTCAGCCGGGTGAGGTCTGCGGGCCAGGAGAACTCCGTGGCGTCATCGAAGATGAACTTCCCCGAACCGTTCTGGCCGACCACACCGAACGGGACGACCAAGCCTCGAATCGTGCGGGTCTCCCGGTTGACCTCGAACACAGTGCTGGCCGTGGTCTCGAAGGTGTGGTCACTGGACATTGGCGGGCTCCTTTTCGGAAACGTCGGTGTGGGCCATCACCGGTAGAGCGGGATCGAAGTATGTGCGCGCTTCCTCGGTGGTCCAGACCTCGGCGGTCTTGCCCTGGACGGCAATCGACATCCGGGTCTGGTCGTCGGTGCGCAGGAACTCCGACCAACGCCAACTCGCCACCAGACCCCTCGGGGTAACGTCGCCCATCGACAACCGTTCTGCGATGGCCACGGCGTAGGGGTTCAGCGTCCCGGTGATGAATGCCTGCTGGTCCTGCGCCATGTTCGCGTAGGTCCGACTGGTCGTGGACACGTTGACCCGCTCGGCCTGGATGCCCATTAAGGTGGCTAGCTCTTTGGAGGCGTGGTCCCGCGCGGCGGCGAGTTGTAGCTGCTCCGGGTTCCACCCAGCGGTGTTGTACGCCAGGGATGCCGGGACGTAACCGGTGGCGTGCTGCTTCCGCGCGGCCTCCCAAGCGTCCAGCGCGGCATCGAGGTCTTCCTGGTCGGGATCGATGCCGTCCGCAGGCGAGAAGTAGTCCAGCGGCTGCCCACCGTTGGAGTAGACGTTGACCGCCTTGTCCAGCGCAATGTGGGTGCGGATCGCACGCGCCCCGGCCACCAGGAGCGCATCGTTGGGGCTGTCGAAGCGGATGAGGTCGAAGTCCTCTTCGTACCTGGTCGCGGTTCCGCTGTGGCCCATCTTGGTCTTGTAGGTCCGGGCCTGTGCCATCACATCGACC